GCTGATGCCGCGCGTGAAAAAAAACAGGCCAAACGTGCGATAATTACAGATCGCCGATATTACACCATGCGTAATACTATTTCATATTCAGACCATTAAGATAATGTACCTCACAGCCCGATTGCCTCTTTTTTGGCGCGGCCCCAGGCGCGGCAGCTTTTGACATAATCGTTGTAGGCCGTGCTTTCAACGCTGGGCGCGAGTTGCAGCATTTTGATTTCATCTCCGATGCTGTAGCGCTCGGCGATCATGGCGCACACACGGGCATTGATGAGCCGCACATGCGGGCTGGCGGCGGCAATGGCTGCCAGCAGCGCGGCGTCTATTGCCGCCGCCACCATTTCGATCTCCGCCGGCTGTTCTGCAGGCAGGGTGGTGTTGGCTGGCAGGTGGACATATGTAATGCCGTCCAGCGTCGCCAGCTCGGTGGCTCCGTCCGGCAGGTGCAGCTCGCGGCTGATGTTTGCGTCGGTATATTTCCGGTATGCGTGTATAGTCATGATAGTGCTCCTTTGCGTAGTGCAGCATGTGCTGCAGAGAGTGTGTTTTGCCCGCGTGTCCAAGGATGGAGACCACGGCAGCCGCATTGCCGCGCCGGACTGCCGCGCGGAATTTATGCATGGACCCCATCGCTATCGCTCATGGTCTCAAAGATACAAGGCCGCGCGCATACCCCCGCCAGTGGTCGAGGTGATCCGCGTACTGCTGAGATACAGCGCCCACAGCCCCGCATCCGACGCACCGGACCAGCCGCCGCCGGAGAGCGGGCACATATCGTTTAGCTTATAGTCCCATATCTTATCATTGCCGAAGCCGTTGGTTCCGCCAATGCCGGCGGCGAGCGGGCCACCGAGCCCGGCATAGTTCCAGGCATTACCGGATACCGCAGCGCTGAACACCTGCGCTGCCGCGTTGCCGTACTTGATCATGCGATTGGCTCCGGTCGCCCATAGTGCCTCGTAGGTAGCGCCGAGACTGGTATACATCGCGGCCAGTCCGGTCGCGCCCCAGAGGTCGGTCGCCAGTGTGTTGCCGCTGGTGAAATCCTTCATCGCCACAGCCGTGTCGAGAATATACAGATTGGCGCCGTTCGATGTCAGGCCGGGAGTAATCTCCCACATGTTGCCGTTCAGGTCCGCTATGCCGCAGTTCTGCCCATTGTGCGTTGTGCGCGCGAACAGGTTCGCCGAGCCGGTTTTTGCGGCATTTATATAACCATCCGAGATATACAGAATACCGCCGTCCTGCTGGTCACCGAGCGCATTATTGTTGCAGCCCTTCGGGAAGTTCGTGACGCCATCAGCATCATACCATGCGCACCATGTCGCGGCCGTTGCTGCGCGGGCGTGCGCATAGGCGAGCATGGCGCATGCGGCGAACAGGAAGCGCGTATTGCAGAAAAACGACGCACCGCGCGTTTTTGCCGCATCAATCGCGCCATAATATGCATTGGCCGGGGAGCCTGTCAGGTTCGCGAACGGGTTATGATCCACGTGACTGGAGAGCGGTTTGCCGTTTTTAATCGATGATGCGATGCCGCCGTTGTTCGAGCAGAGGTATTTATCCGTGAACACGCCGGACTGCACGGCGCCGCCGTCGTAGAATGCCCGGTGCAGTGCGTAGCCGGCAGCATTGGCCTCGGCTACAGAGCTGTAGGCACTGAACGGCTGAATGTCGATGTCGTTGAGCGCCAGTCCGTTGGCACCGGTGCCCCACTTGTAAAAATACGCCGGTATCCAGCACATGATCGAGCCATCGGAATACTGATAGTTGCCGTAGTTGTCCGACGCCGGATCGCGTGTGCCTGAGAGCTCGACCATGCCGGAGGGCAACGGGCCGGGACAGATGCCGACGCCGAATCCTTGCTGACCGGGAATGCCGATGCTATTTGTCGATCCGGCGGCACCGCTGCCGATCGATATGCCGGTCGGGAATGCGACGGGCTGGCCGTCCTTGCCGGTGATGCTGCGCACATTCAAATTACTCATTTAATCCTCCTCATTTCTTAGATGATTGTCCAGTTGGCCGTGTCGGCCACTGTTACGTCAATGCCCTCGCTGATTTCGAGCGGCCCGGCTGAATAGCCGTTGTATCCGGCCGGTACGGTGATGTCCGCGGTGATCGCGGAGGGGTTCATGCGCAGTGCTGGGTTCAGGTCCGGATTCGCGGCCAGCGCCGCTGTCCACGCGGCCTCCGCCGCGATCCTGTCCTCATCCGCATTCAGCGCATCCTGTGCTGCCGCCGCTGCTGCCGCCTCCGCAGCTGCCAGGGCATTCTGAATCGTTACAGTGTCGATCAGCATGCCCGCAGACGTGATAGACCCGGCAACAGTGAGCGGGCCGCCTATATCTGCGGCCCCACCGATATCTGCGTTGCCTGTGATGGCCAGATCAACGGCGGTAATGTTTCCAGCGATATCTGCGTTGCCTGTGATGGCCAGATCAACGGCGGTAATGTTTCCATGCGTGCCATCGGTGTTGTGCTCGGCGCCGAGCTTCGCGTCGAGATCGTCCATGAAGCTGCGTAGCCATTTGCCCCATTGGCTCACTTGGCCAATGAGCGGCTTGAGCCAGCCGAAGTTCGTTGTTTGATCAGCCATCAGTTGACCTCCAAAAGTGTTATTTTTAATTCGTTGTTTGCTGCCTCATCGATATTTGCCGCCATCATGCGCAGCGGCCCGGGGTCTCCGGCCGGCAGCTCCACGCTTTGCAGCATGACGACATTGCCGGCGGCCAGGCGCATCAGCCGGTAGTTGTTATCCGCCGTCAAGGTCACGACGCGACGGCCGTCGGCATAGACATCAATAGCAGTGGCCAGCCGCGCCTCGCGCTCGGCGACAGGCATGCTCCAGCGATCTTCCAGCGGCTTGCCGGATATCGAGGCATCGTATTCGGCCACGCTGGCGGCATTGATGTAACCGCTCCCTTGCGAGAAATAGGCATTGCCGTCGTCGCCCTCGCCGCCGTAGCCTGCCAACATCACGCCGACGTTCACCAACTCACGCCAGCCGCGCCGGTAGGTGAGCGAGCCGTGCTTGATGTCGCTGTCGGAGATCCATTCGACAGCCTGCTCCCCGGCGGCCGGCTCAGGCACCATCGAAAGCTGATTGCCGACACGCAAAAACTGCGCCTCGAGCAACCAAGCGACTTCGGCCAGCAGTGTGGCCGCCTTTTGCGGCTTGGAGAGAATCCGGCTGCCGCTTCGGTTCGGGAATTTGGTCTTCAGCGCCAGGATGGATTCGATATCGATGCGCTCGGTCGGCAGGTTGACATGATTGGTCAACAGGTCGATTGCGATATCTGCCAGATGCCAATCCACGCCGCTGTTGGTGGCTGCAGTATAGATGACGTCGGCCCAGACGGTGCCGTTGTCCTGCCACACGGCCGGGTCGGTGCCCGGCTCAACGGCGGCGCCGGGCCCGGAAGCGACCAGCGCCAGCCAGGAGCCGGAGCCGTGCACCGCGATGTCGTTGATGGCGTAATCCGTAACGTCGTTCCAGGAATCGCCGGCGTTCTCGGCCGGGACAGAGGCATCGGCGAGGCGGAAATCGTCCATTACCTCAATCTCGTAGTGTCCGCCTGTATAGCGTATATCGTCAACCAGGTAGGAGGAGACCTCCACCGTATCCTCAGTGCCGGCGAAACCAACCCGTCCAACCACCGGCTTGCCCTTGAGCGGCAGCGCCAGTAACGCATCCGATTCATCTCCCGGCAACAGGTCGAACTTGGTTCTGCTGCGCATGGCCACGGGTAGCGCAGGATTCAGTCCAGCCGAGAACGAGATTGCCGAATGCAGCAGAGGGAAGGCGATCTGCGACAGTCGCATCTGCCCGGCTTCGCTGGTGCGCGCCAGCTTGGCGGCCATGCCGAAGCGAATCGGATCACCGGCATATTTGACCGCCAGCTCGATCAGCTCCGGCGTCAGCGATTGCGATGCGTCTGATGTCATCGAGATGTGGAACAGCCAGCAGCGGTGCGCCGGCACTTCGTCACCGGATGCCACCTGGCCATAAAATATCCAGTTTGTTTCATCCGCCTCGGCGGCAATAACGGCCGAGTCGGTGTACCATGCCAGGATCGTCATCGAGGTGCCGTTCGGCACCCGGTCGGAGAATGTGACGTTGCCGCTGCCGGCGGGGATGCTGCCCACGTCGATGATGCGCCACAGCTCGCCGCTCCCGATATAACCGGGACGCCCTCCCATGCTGAAACGTCCGCCTCCCGCCTCAATGGTCCACTGCGATGCCGTCACGCTGAACGAACGGATGTTGATCGTGTGAGTGTAGTCATACGAAGTCGAAAAACCGAACGGGCCAGGAATGGTGCCGTTAGCCGGCGGTGTGTAATCGATGATCAGGGTATACTGCCGGTTGAAGATCAGGCCGGCGGCGAGATAGGTGAGCGTGTAGGTGGTAATACCGGCGGCCGGCATAAAGCTGGCCGCCCTGCCGATCTGGTTGCCGTTGGCGTCCACGATGCGGGCGATGCAGATCATCGACTGATGGCCGTCGTAGTCGGCGCGGATATTCAGTTCGTCGACGATTTGGGTGGCGCCGGCAACGAATGGAATCGCCATGCCCGGGTCGCGCCGCTTCACAGTGAAGCGCGTCCAGTCGTAGATGTGGTTCGGATTCCAGAATCCGCCGTAATGATAGCCATCTGTGCGATTGATGATGTAGGTGAACGATCCGACCAGATGATCCGGTCCGGCATAAGCCGAGGCTACAGGCGCGCCTGGTGCCAGTACCACGCTGCCTGGGTGGCGGTCGAAATCGACATTGCTGTCGCGTGCCTTCTGAGCGCCGGATGACGCGATCCATTGCGATTGTGAGACGATGCGGCTCGATGGCCCCGGACGACCATAGATATCCAGCCACCATTTCGGCACAGCGCCCAGCTGGCTGGCCGCCTCGATCAGCTCCTGGCTCATCGGCAGCATCTAGACCGACTCTTCCATCGGCAACTGCCAGGTACGGTAGTTGCCCGATCGAATGGGGGCCGGCACCTCTTCTGCCGGGTTGAGCATCAGGTAGCCGTGGAATGGCGCCGAGTCCGGCATCCAGAACCACCAGAAAGGCAGCGCCTCCTCCAGCTGCGCCTCGCGAAACATGTTGATCTCGATCATCTTGTCCGCCGTGATTCGGGCATCGCCGTCCCAGCTGGCTCGTCCCATCATCTGCCTGGCGCTGGTCCTGCGCACCAGCCGGCCGGACGATGCGCGGAATTTCGATCCGGTCCAGATCTCATTCTCCGGATCATAGCCGAGATCGAGCGGCGGCATCTCCAGCGCCGGCCCGAGAAACAGCTCTGGCACAACGAAGTCACCCGATGCATCCAGGCCATAGAAGGTCAGCCGATAGCGGTAGGCGCTCCCGACCAGCTCCGGCTCATGGTAGGCCATTTTACAGATCATCGATTGATGGGGTGCGGCGATAATGTCCTGCTGCTCGATCAGCTCCACCCAGGCTGCGCCGTTCCAGTATTCGAGTTGCACCTGTCCCTCTGCAAAGCGGAATCCCGCCTCATCATGCTGGTGCGCGCCGAGAACCAGAACATCCGGAACACCGAACCCGCCGAAATACCAGGCGCCGAACGACGTGGAGTCGAGCATCTGTTGTGGTGTGATATCCAGCTCCACCTGCCATTGGCCGCCGGCATCGGCGCGCGGAATCGCCAGGCGCAGCGCATCCCATGTCCAGGCGTTGTTGAGCGGTGCCGAGGAGCCGTCCTGCCCCAGGGTAACGCTGTAGCTGCTCACCAGGCTCAACTGGTTGTCCCAGCAGATCAGCGGCCAGTCGGTATTCTCGATCATCTCAGGCCGTCAGGCGCAAGTTCAGCTGCGCATCCATATTCTGCTGAATCATCGGCGTTATGCCGTCGGCAATCTTGCGCAGCGCATCCGGATTGTTGGAGATGGCATCCAGCGATCCCGGATCGGCTCCGGATATCCGGAAATCGATATCCATCTTGCGCGGCGCCGACTGATTGCTGCCGCCCTGGCCGAATGTCGCCGGCGCGCCGGTGCCCGGATTGATCGGCACCACATTGCTTGCGCCGGCTGAGATGGATGGCACGGATGCACCGCCGGATGCGGATGCTCCAAATTGCGCGCTGTTAATCTTCTGCGCATTGGAAATGCCGGCTGCGACAGCGGCGGCGGCGGCCACAGGGCCTAATATAAAACCGATGTATGGGATGGCAGAAGCCGAAGCGTAGGCGTTCATTGCGGCCCGGGCTGTGCTGATCGCATTCTCGCCCTGCGCGGCCGCCTTGCCGACCTCGAACATCGCACGGCCCTTGCTGTGCATCAGCCCGGAAATAGCCCCCAGCGCCGATGCGGTCAGGCTCAGCTTCTGATCAGCGGTCAGCTTATCGATAGCGAGCTGCTTCTTGCCGGTCTCTTTGTCGATCTCGACAAATGCGTCACTGAATGTGATCAGATTGCTGGCCAGGGATCCGAGATGAACAAGCTGGTTCTCCTGAGCCAGCTGCTGGAACTGCAGCTTCAGCCCGCTCGCCGCCTGCTCGGACTCATCCACCTTCTGCACCTGGCGCAGGCGGCTTTCGTCGTTGATCCGTTCGATCTCGAGCGCCGTAATCTGGGCGCGATCGATGCGTGCCTGTGTATATTGATCGTCCAGATCGGCGGTCCATGTCTTCTGATCGATCAGCCGCTGCCGCTCATCGGCCATCGCCTGCAGATCGCGATCAAGCCGGATTTGAGCTCGCTCATCATCGCTGGCCATCGCCTCTGCTGCAGATTGATTCAGGCGGGTGTATTTTGCCTGTTGCAGCGAGACAACCCTGTCGGTCTTCTCCTTCTCTTTAGCCAGCGCGGCAGCTGCAGATTCATTCACCCAGGCCTGATAGGCAGATTCAAGGCCCTTGACCCTGGCAGACCCTTCGCCATGCGCAGCCACCAGCTTCTGCCACATCTCCACATATTTATTGGAGGTTCTGGTGTAAGCGTCATCGTTGGCGGCCAGCAACTGCGCAGCAAAACGCCCGGATTCATCAGCCAGCTTCTTGAGAGCATCATTGTCGCCACTCTTGGTAGTGCCGCTCTTGGTAGTCGTATCAACACGGCGCTTGCCGTTATCCTTGCCAGCATCATTGTCGCCACTCTTGGTAGTCGTATCAACACGGCGCTTGCCGTTATCCTTGCCGATTTCCGGCAGCTTGATCTGATCGCCAGCAAGCTCTGCAGCCAGATTTGCCCGCATGTCATGCGCCAGCTTCTCAGCATCGGCAAGACGTTGTTTGAAGGCGCCGAAGTTTTTGACCGTATCGACCGGATTCATCAGTGCATCCCAGAGGATGCCGGCCTCGGTAGCAGCGGCGCCGGCGGCGGTACCGAACGATCCAATCTCGAAGATCAGCGGCTTGACAACGTTATTCACGCCCCGGGCAGCGATCTGATAGAAGCCGGTCAATGCCGGCGTCAGCGCTTCACCAAGCGATGCTGCCGCATCATCCTGCGCCTGCACCATGCGGGCTTGCGCCCCCTGCAAACCGGATGCCGCTCTTGCCGCATTGCCGAGCTGCGCTTCGGTCTCGCGCATGATGCCGTTGTATTCAGCCTGACGCTTCTCGGCCATCGAGAGATCATTGACCGACTTGCCGATCTCAGCCGCATACTCCTCCCACATCACGCTGACGTTTTTGGTGACGCCGGCATTATCAACAAGGATCGAGTTTTCGTTCTTCAGACCTTCGGTGGCCGACACCACAGCTTCGCCGAAGCCGAGCGACGCCTGTCGGCCAAATGCCGCTGAATCCTTAAATCGATTGATCAGGTTGATCGACTCCTGCAGAGAGAAGCCGCGTGAAAGAAGATTCTGCAGCGCCTTGGCCGACTGCGCATTCTTCATCATCGCATCATCATTGAGTTGCAATGCAGCTACCATCGATCCCCGGACGCTTTCTCCGGCATAGCGCGCCTGACTGGCCAGACCGGTGAGCGCAGCTTCCTTCTCGACCGCCGCTTTTTGGCTGGCGTTGATGGCATTGCGCAGCACGTAGAGCGCGGCGGCGGCTTTACCGAGCTCGCCGATGGTATTGCTGAAGTTCGATGTGGTTTCGGCGGCACCATTGAGCTCTTCGCGCAGTGCGGCAACGCTGCTCTCGGCTGCCCGGCTGGCCCGAGCCAGCTCCTGCTGTGATACGGTTCCGGAGGCCGCCAGCCGTTCATATGCGCCCTGCACCTTGTCGATCTCGCGCGAGATGGATTGATTGCTGCGGATCTGCAGGGCGCTGTAGGCCGATTGCTTGCGCGAGAAGTCGGACTGAGCGGCGGTCATCTTGCGGTGCTGAGCGGCCGAGGTATTGCCCATCTCCTCGGCGGATTTCTTCATCTTGTCGAATTCAGCCGCCGATAGCTTAATCTCGCCGACCAGCTGCGATCCGTCGCCTGATAGCGTAATGCCAAGTTTGATATCGCCGCCACTGCTCATTAGCTGTTCAACTCCTCCAGTGCTGCCGATTCCATAATCCGGAGCCGGCTAAACAGGTCTTTCCGATTGCGATCGCAATCTATCCGCATCACCGCCTCTGCGGCCTGATAATCGAGTCCATCGACATGGCGGAAGAAGCCGCCCTGGACAGGCACAAGGCTTGTGCGCCACTGCGTACCGAGCGCCAGAAACAGTTCCAGTGCCCGTGCATTCTCCGGCCAGATGGCGAAGGTCTCTTCACTGGCCTTCTGTGCCTGGTACTGCTCGATCACCTCGGCCGGAGCGCCCATCGCACCAAGCCCCGCCAGTACCGTCTCATCTCCGCCGGCGCCGCCCCGGCTCTGCTCAACCCAGAATTTTGCGGCGTCCGCTAGTTTTTTGCTTCGGCCCCGGCGAGCACTTCATTAAGATACGCATTCCAGATCGCCGGCAGTGCATACGGATCTGTCAACAGCTGCTCAAGCGTCTCATCGTTAAACGGGACCGGCTCTTTCTTCGAATTCTGCAAGCCACTCCAGCCAACGATGTTGCGCGTCAGCACATCCTTTACAGATTCGCCTGTCTCTTCCCACTTCGCTATATCATCAATGCGAAACTCGATATCGATTTTCCGGCGCGTGATCTTGCCGCCATCGGCCGGCTCATTGATGGTCACTGGCCACATAACGCGGCGATCTTCTGTGAGGGTGTATGACATAGTTATGCTCCTTTACTTGAAGGTTACTTGAATGTGAGAATAAGGTCGTTATCGTCGCCGGCATCGGATGGCAGGAACTCCAGCGGGATGGTGAGTGTTGAGACGCCGTTCGAATCGCCACGGCTCGGCTTGCCGCGCTGCACACGGGCGGCATCGATGCGGAAAATCTGCCCGACTGTCACGCCGTTTTCGAACACCAGCGGCTCCAGCGCAGCGCCCTTGCCATAGGCAGTTTCAAACATATTGATCGTGGCGATATCAGGTTCGCGTATGGTGATGCTGCCGGTCACGGTGCGCCCGGTGATTTCAATCTGTTCAAAATTAACCAGCGCGGTGTGGCCAACGGTAAAGCCCAGATCGATATCGAGCTTCTCCAGCTGCAGCGCCAGACCACCGAGCGTAAACGTGGTGTTGATTTTGTTGACGGCGGCAATCGCCACGTTCGTGAAGCCGGAGAAATCGAAATCAACAGGCATAGTCGATGCAGCCGGAGCATCGTAGAGCGACTGCATGGTGAATGACATCTTGGTATGATCCTTGGTGCCGATCGAGAGCTTGGATGAACCGCGCACACCCAGCAGGCGCTGGCGAACCGCGTTGCTGCTGTTGCCGCGAAACGCATAGATCGATGCAGACTCGAACCCCTGACTGACCAGGTTGTAGACCTGCGAAACACCGGGGGTGTTGGTTGCAGCAAAGCCTGTTGCGCGCAGCAGTGGATCGATGGCTGGCACGCCGCCTGCCGCTCCGGCCCCGCGCAGGCGCACATCGAAATCGATGGCTGAGCGCTTGTTTAGCAGCTCCTTTTCGTAGCCGCCGAATCCCCCCGGCCGCACATGTTCGAGGGTGATCTCCTCACCATCCAGCTCTGTCCATTTCACATTTTCGGCCAGCATGGCATTGGCTGCTGCCGTCGGCACCGGGTCGGTGCCATAGGCCGCTTCCACAGCTGCGGCGATGGCCATCTGTTTCGCGTTATACATTTATGCCTCCTTCGCGGTCTGTGCCGCTTTGGTCGGTTTGATCGGCTTTTGCGCCGACTTCGGAGGCGTCACCACCTCCTGGCGTGTTTTCTTGCCTGATTCATCAAGTTTATAGCTGCCGCCTGCGCGTCCCATAGTTGCCTCCGTGTTACAATTCGTTGATGTGTGAGGTGCGATATCGATCGCGCCAATAGACTGTTCCGCCGCCGATGCGGACGATGGAGCCACCATCCCATTCACAGATGTTGAATCCAGCCGGAGCCCAGCCGACCAGAGCATTGCCGACCGCAATGCGCAGATCACGAAGGCCGCCATCGATCGCCGACTTCCCGCTGCGGTCAGAGAGATCCTTGACCGCGAATACAATCGCGAACCGGGTTGTCACATCCTGTGTGACGATCATGGTGCCGGTGGTATTCGCGCCGGCATCCTCCTTAAGCGGAACAACGAACCCGGCCGGTGCGACCCGGACACCACCCGCGATTGCCTGCTCAAGCTCGGCAGCACCAGCCAGTGATTTGAAGCCGACGGCCTGATCTTCCAGCCTGGTAACGATCGACTGCAGGGGCAGAATCTGAAACGCCATTTCAGAACCCGCTCATGTTGTTGCGATTGAAAACACGGGTTTGACTGCTGATTCGCACATCGAGCTGCGCTGTATCGGCTGCTGGCTCTGTAGCCTCGCCCCAGGTGGCTCTGCCTTCTCCGATGCGATCGAGCAGCGCGATCGCCGCCTTCACATCGTCTTTAACTGTATCCGGCTTATCCATGCCGCGATGGCTGTAGAGGTTGCCGATGGCCAGTGTGGCCGAAATGCTGGTGGCCAGTGCCGGTACCGGATTCATCGGCACGCTGTAGCGCATCGAGATCCTGGCATTGATCTCGGCATCGGCCTGAGCTATGGCCTCATCGATCACGACAGCGTCGGCAATACCATCACCATCATCATCCGAGAGCTGAATCAGATATTGCTCATCATGCTTCTTGATCAGATCTGCATACGTTGAATAAGCCACCGATGATTCCTCCTGTTATACGGCTCGCGCCATCGCCTGCGCCGCGCGATGTAGGCGAGCGTTGAACCACCGCCGGATCACGTAGCTGCGCACCAGGCTTATCAGCGTGAACCATGCCCCGATCCACAGGTTTGTGGTAAGCGGTACATGGATGCCGAACAGCGGGAAGATCGCAATCTGTGAGAGCAGGGCAACGCCGTAGCCAATGGCAATGTTCATCAGTGACTCAATCAGAGAGCCAAGTCTTGTCTGTTCCATTCGTTCCTCCGTTCGAGTCGCCGTATAACCCGGCGCTTCAGCCGACATCGGCGCTGACGCGCCTCCTCGGCTGAGCTTGTGCGTTAGTTTAGAGACGGGCGTGGCGCTGGCCCCGCCCGATCTCCATCAGCCCTTGATTGCAGCGGTTGATTCGACCTTCACGCCTGCGGCCTTCAGATCCTTGATCTGCGCTGCAGTCAGCTCCAGCTCATGGTGGCCTTTGCCAAGGTGGCCGATATCGCCGCCGAGACTGAGGCCATTGACCTGTGGAATAGTGATCTTCGATTTAGCCATGATTCATCCTCCCTTATGCGCCGGTCAGGTAATCGACAAGTTCAAGCCTGGCGGTACCTTTCCATGTGTTGGTTGCACCAGCGGTGTCGCGGTCATTGGTCAGCAGCACGTTGGCCGCCTCAAAGTTGCCTTCACCGACCACCAGCTTCAGCCCCTTCACGCCCAGCGGTGTGCCATCGATGCGCTTGAGGCCGGACATGGCCAGGCGGGCTGCCTTGTATGCGGCTGCATCAAGGGTGGCACGAGAGCCGTAGATCAGCTGCGGCAGGCCATAGCCGACTGCACCGCGCGCCTCGACGCCGAACAGGAACTTCTTCTGCATGAAGACATTCGGATGCGATGCATCGCTCATGCTCACGAAGGTGTAGGGCTTACGCTCCTGCAGGATCATCGGCTGCACGGGACGTGAATCGTCTACCAGAAACCACGGCTCACCGGCGCCGAGTGTGACAGGACGGTTGGCATAGGAGCCATCGGCATCATCAACACCGTTTACAGGGTGCGCCGTATTGAAGAAGGTCACGCCATCGAAGCCCTTGCCAGTCGTGAAGCCGGCAATCAGGGCAGGCCAGACCAGCTCGTCGGGATGACGGGCGCTGGCATCGCCAAGGTTGGACATCAGCGGGTTGTAGATGCCCAGCTGATCATCCTCGAAGTCGTTCCGATCAACGCCGACAGTCAGTTCGAAGTCTTCATTGGGCAGGAAATAGCCATGAGCCACCAGATTGTGAACGACCTTATCGCCCAGCCATTTGCGGATGCCGGGCAGTTCACCGAGCCACTTGTAGTCATTGGCCGAGGTGTTGCTCGGAACCTTCATGGCAACGGAGGTCCAGAACTGTTTCACTGCACTGAATGCATTCTGGAACAG